CCTCAGGAGTTCTCAGTCTTCACGGACAACTCCCATTCTTTGGGAAGTGTCCCAAGGTTGCGATGTGTGGTATGATGTCCCCGAGAAACACGCCGTACTCGAGTATCGAGGCGGCTGTAGAAGTCTCCAGAGCCCTGAGTCATGAACAGTTTGGTACGAGAGAACCCCTCCAGCCAATTCTTCTCTCATGGGTTGTGTTATTGACTGTGGTGCTGCTTATAGTTTTAATTCTCCTGTACCGTAATAGAAATCAATGAAGTTCGTAGCGACAGTATATGAACCGATGTACGATTTCAACGACAAAAAGTATATTCGGTTTGTTGTACCCCAAAAAGTTTCTGAAAATATACAACGAATACATGGAAATAAGCTACACCTCCTCACGAATCAAAACGTGGACGACCCACTTGACGGGAGAGTTCTAAAGGTAAAAGTTCCGTTCCGGTATAGGAGAGTGATGTGTGAAGTCAAAGGACGACCTCTACAGTCTCTTATAAAGGAGGATGAAGCGGAAATTGAAATCAATTTCAAGGGTATTTGGAATGTCGGCGCTTATTCGGGTTTCTCTTGGATACTCTCTACCTGTTCCGTTGGATCCTGAGGGAGGTCGATTTGTTTGAGACCACCCTTCTTGAACCCCTCGAAGGTTTGGAGCATCCCTTGCATACGGAAAACCTCTTGGGTCATTTTCTCAATGTTCATGCGAAGCTTATTAATATTCTCTTCAACGTCGACGATAGGCATCTTTTGTAGTTATTTAAAGTTTGTACCCTTTAAATAAGTAGAGCATGACAACCCTTACACGGACGGGGTTCTTGGTAAGTGAGGGACCAATCCAAGAAATTAAAAAAGAATTAACGGTAAGACCTGTGGTCAATGGGGACTATGGATTTCCTCCACCACCTTTCAAAGTTTTCAGACCAACTAAGACTGGAGTCTGCATTCCAAGATTCTATGGAACTACTAAGCTTGGGGAGCCTCGGGAAGATAAACGACCCGAACCTTCTCGTATCAAAACCAAATTTGTGGGACAACTCCGAGACGCCACACACCAAAATGAAGCCCTCGCAGCAGCAATTAAAGCAGGGCACGGTGTCCTTTCTTTACCATGTGGCTATGGCAAAACGACGGTATCCCTGGCCATAGCGTGTAAATTGGGGTACAGAACCATGATTGTCGTACACAAACAGTTTCTTGCGGACCAGTGGAGGGAGCGTATCCAACAGTTCTGCCCGGGTGCCACGATTGGTGTTGTCCAACAGAATAAAAAGGAAGTCGAATGTGACTTTGTCATCGCAATGCTCCAATCTTTGTCCCTGAAGGAGTATTCATTCTCAGACTTTGACTCGGTAGGAACACTCATCGTGGATGAGGCCCATCATATTTGCGCGAAGGTGTTCAGTCAGAGTCTTTTCAAAATGTGTCCTCGGCACATCTTCGGTCTCTCAGCAACCCCCGAGAGGAAAGATGGTCTCACAAAGGTTCTTCATTGGTTTATGGGTCCAACCTTCTTCGCAGTTGAGAGAAAGAATCAGGAACAAGTTGAAGTATTTCAAATACCATTCGAGTCACCAAATTATAGGAACCCACCACCCTCGATGCGGAATGGTAAAATTTCCATGCCCAATATGATCACCGAAGTTGTCGAGGACCGCCAGAGAAACAAGATGTTGGTGGAACTTGTCAAGAAAGCGTCCGCTGGGACGAGGCAATTGTTGGTCCTCAGTGACCGCCGACAACACTGTGAGTTCCTTCATCAATGTTTTCCCAAGACATCTGGACTGTATATGGGTGGTATGAAAGAGGCTGCCCTTCAAGAGTCCTCAAAAAAGAAAATCATCTTTGCAACGTTCAGTCAAGCCCACGAGGGTCTCGATATCCCAACCCTTGATACAGTCATTTTGGCGAGTCCTAAGTCTGATATCACTCAAAGTATTGGAAGAATCATGAGAGAGACGAAAGGAAAACAGAATAACCCACACATCTATGATATCCACGATCCATGGTCGATCTTCACTGCTATGTATTACAAACGAATGAAAGTGTACCGCCAAGGTGGTTTTAAGATTCAAGGTAAATTTATAGAGGAGAAGAAGAGTGAATTCCCTCAGGGAAAGTGTTTGTTTTTATAATCTGAACATCTATTAAATGTCTGGTGCATTAATACAACTCGTTTCTAAAGGTGTTCAAGATCTATATCTATCGAGTGATGAAGGACATTCATTCTTCCGTATGAAATTTACTCGACACACGAACTTTTCTCAAGCTCCCAAGTTTATCAAGACGATCGATGGAAATGATACTTCCATAACTATTCCAGTTTTGGGAGATATTATCAATGGAATTTGGTTTGAAGCGAGTTCCACGAGTAATGCGAATATAGCCTCCAATTTGTTCCACAATTCAACCATCGATCTCTTTATAGGTGGTCAAAAAGTTGATTCACAACATTATGATTATTACAGTGAAATCTGGCCCAATTACATGGCAGACACGTACAATAAGTCCCAGGAACTCAATAACAAGGCATCAACCTCGAACCAAACATTCGTACCTTTACACTTCTTTTTCTGTGATCACAAAGCATTTTTACCTCTCGTGGCTTTACAAAGTCACCAAGTAGAGATTAAAATTAATTTTGATGAAGCTGTCATCAGTGTTATTCCAGATATTGAGAAGAAGGCAAACGTATACGGGAACTATATATTTTTGGATAAAGAAGAGCGAGAGTCCCTCGTGAAACGTCAGTTAGACTTTGTCATCACACAGACACAGAGAGTTGAATTTCCTCTCAACAGTGTTACGAACAATGCAATTGATTCGGGTGGATACAATACTCTTGACATTTCTCTATTTAATCATCCTGTGAAGTCACTCTTTTTTGGATATGGTACATCCAGTCCAAATTTTGCGGGTGATCGATTCTCCTTTCTAAATGCCGATATATACATCAACGGTACACCACTTCTCGAAAATATGACCCCTTTATATTTTCACACAGTACAAAATTATTATAAATCAAATTATGGACAAACCGAATTTGATGTCGATAGTCACACAGGTGTTTATACGAGATACTTCGCCTATCATTTCTGTCTCAATGCATCCGATTACAATCCATCGGGTTCATGTAATTTTAGTAGACTGGATAATGCTAAACTCGTACTCCGTGGTGTCGAAAAGGGGGAACTGAGACCATCGAATCAACCCCTCTTTGTCTACGCGGTCAATTATAACGTATTAAGAATCAAGGATGGTTTAGCTGGAATTTTATTCGGTAACTAATGTATAAATGGGTAAGCTTGTGAAAGCTGGTCAGATTTTTGTAACCAGTCTAGACGCTACACCCAGAGAGAGTGATGTCCTGTCCGGTCTTGCGAGTATCGATGCAGGTGAGATCACAGCGGATGAAATTACAGTATCAAATTTAACCATTACAGGTCAACTCTTGGCAGACGCCGAGACTGTACAGTTCACTGGAACAACGAATGTCAATCGTATGACAGCCACACAGATTGGTATCGGTGTTGCGAGTGGACAACTCCTAAATGAATTCCAAGTCGGTGTCGATGCTTTTTCTATAAATACCACGAGAGAAAATCTGGTTATCGTAAATGGTAACATGGCCACCACCAACCTATTCGCCACAAAAACGATCAAAACGACCGATACTACCTTTCTGGTTGATAGCGAGGCTTCTAATGTTTTGAATATCACGGGAAATACATATTCCACGAATGTCACGGTTGGACGACAGCTCATAGTTGGTACGGAAGCACCCGAAGGTTCCAACGTGGCCATTTTCGAAAATGGTAATGTCGTGATTCGAGATGGGATTTTACAAATTTTTGGTGATGTAGATATTAGTGGTAACTTGGCCATCACGGAAATTCCCAGTTACACGAGTGTGAATAACCTCGTCGTCTCAAATGCCGTTATTCAAATGGGAACTGGTAACAATGGGTCATATGATACGGGAATACTCATGGTAGATGAACAGGGTGCTTCTAATATCTTCCTCGGGTACACACAAAATGATGACACGTTCAAACTCACGAGAACATTTGGTGGTCCCGAAAATCAAACATTCAATTTAGACACTTCAAATACAACAAACCTCCACGTGTTTGGAGAATTCTATACCCAAAATAATGTGGGAATAGCGAATACTGCACCTACTTATTCACTTTCCGTCGGGTCAAATCTGTATATTGACGACACGGCGGGTGAATCCAACGTTTTGTATGCGAATGGGTACGGATTTTTCGAGGGTCTGCGTGTCGGGGAGAAGGGACTCACCGTTGGGAATCTCATTACCATGGATGCAGATGCAGCGATCCCAGTGATTGTCAATTCTCAAATCAAATCCCATGGTATCCGTACGACCGGTGATCTTACTTCTGGGATTGCGAATACCGCACCGCAACACACGCTGTCCATCGGTAACAAAATATTCTTTGATGCGGTGGGTGCCAATGCAGTCACGGTACTCGGAAATACTGTGACCTCTCGATTGATCACGGAGTCTATTCGGGTCCAAGATTTCATTGAGGTTGAGGGTGATTCGGGTATCACATCCGTCGCGAACGTTCTTATCCACGGTGATACGGGTGGTCCAGATACAGTATCCAATGCAGTGACAATTCGAGCTGGTCCTCTACTCGCGAATATATCACGGATAGATATATTTGGTGCACGCCTTTCCCCGAGTCATCAGTTAATCAAATTCGTGACAAAAAATACAGAGCGGATGCGTATATCTTCCGATGGTAATGTGGGTATCTCGAATACATCACCCACAGATAAACTTACCGTGGGTGGGACGGTTCGTGTCATCGGGAGTAACGCATTTACTATGGGTACCGATACGAATTATATGAAAACCTTTTCGGATGTGACTGGAAACCAAACAAAGATTGAAAGTCGTGTTGGGACTGGGAAGGGGGTTAACTTTTATGCGAGTACAACGGGTACGATGGGTCCTGCAAAGATGACCATCTTAGAATCGAGTAATGTAGGTATCGGTACGACGACACCCCAAGGACGACTCCACACATCTGGTGGAACAGCATTTATCAATACTTCAATCAATGATGGTGTTAATCATTTACTCACACCCCTCGTCGTCACGAATACACAAGGTATCACGAGTGTAACGGATGACAAACCCGTACTTGAGATGTCACGTACTGCCACGGGTAGTAAAGGGGTAAGAGCAGCGTTCAAATTGGGTAAGTATCAATTTTCGGGAGCCACGTCAAAAACAAAACTCGATATATACCTCGCGGATGATACGTATGCGAGTGAAACGGATGTAATGACACTTCAGGCTGACGGTAGAGTTGGTATAGGTTCGACTCAACCCGAAGCATTTTTAGAAGTTGTGAGTTCCGGTATAGGAAATGCAAGGGAGAACAGTCTCATGATACATAATCATGGTGAAAGTGGTGCGGGAGATGCGATCATGGCTGCACAGACGGATACACTCATCGGGAATGCGTTTATTTCTTTTATCCAGACAGATGGTGATAATGACCCCAGAGGGTGGTCGACGGGTATAACAGGTACCACGGGTGATTATAGGATCACTTCGAACGTTGATGCCGTTTCCAACGTTGCGACTACAGCTGTGTATATAAACGGTTTAACTCGTCACGTGGGTATAGGTACAGACACCCCTCGGGCTAAACTTGAAGTAAGTGGAAATGTTATCATAGGAAACCAACTCACATTCGGTGGTGTCGATACAGATCAAACTAATAATACTTTCATGTTGGAAAGATTATATAATAGTGATGGTAAATCCGAACTCCTAATCTTCAAGGGTAACGAGGGTGAACTTTCAAGTGTTACAGGTCCCGATCGAATTCGTTCTATCGCACCAGTTCATATATTCCAAACCTATGACAGTACAGGTCTGGACGAAACAGAAATCGATACTCTCGTTGAAAATGCACCAGGTGCTGGTGCACTTTTGACTGTAAACAAAGACCGTGTACTCATAGGAACTAGTACAGACCCCGGTGGTAACTCCCGTCTTTATGTCGAAGGTGGTTTCTCATTCGCGGAGGGGTCTAAAATTAGTACCGGTGTGATGGATATCTTCTCAACGGCGGCGTCTGGTGGTATCGGTATTATAGATAGTTTAGCGTCTAGTCTCGTCTTTCGTCAAAGTGGTTCGGAATATGCACGCTTTACAAAAGATGGTCTGTTTGGTATAGGAACTACTACACCGACTGCTAATATTCATGTGTATTCGAGTGTAACTACAGATGTAGATATGCTCAAACTCCAAAGTCCCGGTACGAATACGAAGACTGGTATTATCCTAAACACAAATGACACATACGGTGGCTATGTGAGGGGATATAGTCAATCTGGAACGATTCACGGTATCACTTTGGGTGGAATGAACAACGCTACCGAAGCGGATGGTCTCCATGTGATTCATACGAGTAATGTAGGTGTGGGTACATCCGCACCTGCCACAAAATTCCATGTATATAACGGTGTTTCACGAGTGGAGAGTTCCACGACGAGTAATGCCATCATAGAAATTAAGACAACTGGTGGGACATCCAATATTCTATGCGACGTTTCCGGTAATGTGTATATTAATCCAGTATCCTACGAAATGATCATCAACAGTAACCTTGAAGTCACGGGAGACCTCAGTATCGACGGTAAGATCGATTTGGGTAACCAAGTGGCAGTAGATTTGGGTGGTGAAACGGCGAACACGGCGCTTCAGGTAGGTGGTGGGTTTATATCTGGATCCAATCAAGTGGCGTGTAAGAAATATTCGCGTACAATCATACGTAGTGATGGTGCGTCCAAGGATATTCAACTACAATTTGGAAATGGGTCATTCTACGCGAAAATCGTATCGATTTTAAGGGTGATAGATGGTCAAACGGAACCGGGTGGTCTAGTAACGTATCGTGACATGAGTACACTCATTCTCGAGGTTCAAGGTGGTACACATGATGAGTCTACATCCGCTCAAGATGAAGTCATCACAGTGGGTACGAAAAACTTATTCGGTGGAAATAATCAATCTCCATGGGACACGAATGTGATTGTCGGTACCAAGGGTATCATACTAAAACCAGATAATCCATCGGCCGATCGTCAGTATTCATATGATATACATGTAGAACTCATATCATCCAGAAATGGAAAATTGATTGGTATATATACAAATAACCCGAGCCCGAACAATCCAGATGATTTTGGGGGTACTGCGCTCGTTTCCAATTTCGGTTATTAAATTTACTATGAGGGATGAAAACCCCACGGTAGATTAAATACACACATTTACGCCCTGATGGTATCAGAGACGGCGAGTATAACAACGCCAGCAATGAAAGCCATGATGACGTAATTCAATTCAGTTTCTTCGCGACCGATCTGAGGCTGTACCTCCTCAATCGTAGACTTCACGACAGGCTTCGGCTGTCGGATAGGAGGGTCCAGTTCCTCCAGCGGACAATACGCTATCATTTATATAGTAATTAGAGATTAATTTCCGTCTTCTTTTTTCGCCTGGTTCGCTTGGGTTTGGAAGCACTCACATTCACCTCCTTGACCTCACCACCAGTTGAGTCCCCTGAGATGGACATAATATCAGACATATCGTCGTCGTCGAGTACACTCTCTTGAGCGCCTCCCATAGTGGTGTTCATTGGGGGTGCGGGTGGCATCATGATACCACCCATGAGACTGGAGATGTCGAGTCCGGGACCCTGCATTTCATAGTTACCCGTACCACCCACGGGAGCATCGGTTGCCGGGCCACCGGGAGCCCTGGTCGTGTTTTGCACAGCCGCCATCATATTCTTCATCAAATCTGGGTTCTGTTTCATGACATCATTCATGTTGGGCATAACGGACTTGAACATACTGTTCGTTAGGTGGAACATCATCGCAGAACCACCCAACATCATGATGAGCTTCACCTCGGGGGCAACGTTGACCTTCGAGCGATACTTTACGTAAAGCTCCTCAAAGACACCGTCATAGTCGTCGGTATTCTCCATGATAGACTCAGACCAACCCTCAAGCTGAATCTCGAAGGGGTTGTATCTCTTGTTGAGGAACTCGAGACCGGTCACACACGCCACGAGCATTCGTCGAGAGAAACGGATCGACTGCTCCACATCAATGCTATAGGTAATCCGCTTCACTTCTGTCCGGAGCTCATCCACGTTAGAGTATGCAGTCAGTCGTTTATTCACGGTGAATCCCTTCTTCTCCAGACGAGTCAATTTATTGAGTAAATCAGCCTTCTCCTCATCCACTGATGTGTATCCCTTCGAGGGTTGATCTTCCTGGGGACCTGGACCCATAGGCTCATCGTCATATAACTCCTCACCATAGTCGATCTCTTCATCTTGTGTCTGCTGCTGAGGAGCCGATTGTTTATTGGGGTTCACAAAAGCATCCATAGCCTCTTGGTGTTGCTGGGGTTGTGGACGATATGTGGTTTGACTGGGTCGCGGTACAGGTCTGTGGCGAGGAACTGAGATCTCAATCTCATCCATGAGTGCCTGCTCATCTGCGTCTAATTTCATCACATTTGTGGTTCCACGGTCGAGTACGATTTCTTCGTCCATCTACTCTCTATATGGAAACTAAAAAAATACCTTTAACGCACTTTAAAAAAATCTACGTACATAATAAATGTTCAACCTTAACAAGGCTAACCGAAACGCTCTCACTTCCATCGGTGTATTGTTCTTCATCATCGTCGCACTCATGATGTTCCGTGATACCAGCGCTTACCAGGCCAGGCCAATCAAGATTACCCCCATCAGTCAAGGTTCCATTTTTGACCTGGAGAATAAGATGGATTGCACCCCCGGTTACAAGAATGGGAGTGCCTACACTAAGTCATTGACCCCAGGTGGTCTCTGTGGTGCCCAAAAACTCGTCGCCGACCACGCTGGGTATGCGATTGAGGATGGAATCGGTGGATCTTTAATCTAAGTGTACTATAAATGGCTTTGATCACTTCACCCACAGAGTCTATTCCCGATCTCAATTATGAGTATCATACTGTGACTATTGACACCATTGGTCAAGATAGTGCCAATACTTTCACGTGTTATCTCAGTCAGCCCCTAAAGAATATTGTTCAGGCTAGACTTCTCACCGCTCGTATCAATACATCTGCGGACACTGAACACTGCTATGTGTCCATAAAAGAGTTAGACTCCATCTTTTCTGACCGCGCCTCGAACGTGTACGATGGACAAGCCTCTTTGAGTATGATCAGAGGTTCTTTTGCGAGTCTGTCGACCACTGGTACTCCCGGTGCGGTTGTGAACTTCCGGGATGAGTACTCGATAGCGACACAATATATTGACCCCATTCGCCGCCTTGACCGCCTCACGGTAACTATCCGTAACCAAGATGGTGAGACTATCGAACGTGCGGGTGCCGGTGATAAAAACTTCTTAGTCCTTCGTTTTGTGTGTAGAAAACTAAATTTGTAATTTTCTCCCCTTAGAGTAGTATACCATGTCCGCTGGGATTGTTCAATTGATCGCTATCGGTGCCCAGGATGAATACATCGTGGGTAATCCCGAAATATCTTTCTTTAGTTCAACATTCAAAAGACATGCTAATTTTTCACAATCCATCGAAAAGCAAACAATCCATGGAGCAGTGAAAAACAATTCAATGTCCAGTGTTCAATTCGAACGATCTGGCGACCTTCTCGGGTATGTCTATTTCACAATAGACGATACCGCACAAGCCCTTGATACATCCAATTGGGGTACCATCATCGATAAAGTAGAACTCTATATTGGTGGGTCTCTTGTGGACAGTCAAGATGCCATCTTCACTGAAAAGATCGCTATTGATACGTTCGCTCAGAATGTTTCGAAAAGTGCGAATGGTACACACCCGGGTGTGAGCGCTCGCTCGTATTTTTACCCTCTCCGTTTCTTCTTCTGTGAAGGCCCACAATGCGCTTTACCACTTGTAGCCCTGAATTACCACAATGTAGAGATCCGCATCCAATGGGCGAATGCAGCTGCCAATTACAACGTAGAGTGTTATGCGAATTACTACTATCTCGATAACGAAGAACGTGGGAGCATCGCTTCGCGGAAACATGATCTTTTGATTACCCAAGTGCAGAAGAATATCGCATCGGGTGAACTTGTTCAGGATCTGACATTTAGTCACCCAGTGAAGTATCTCGCATCATCAGATACGACCACAGATGGGGCCTTAACGTCTCCAACAAATAAAATTAAATTGAACATCAATGGTCTCGATGTCGCTAATTATAAGTGGGGTAAACCACATTTCATTGATGTCACGAGCTATTATCATACGAACTTTGTAACGTCTCCAGATTTCTTTCTCTATTGCTTCTGTCTTTCCACGAGTTCCCTACAACCTACAGGTACACTCAACTTCAGTCGCTTAACATCAGCCAAGATTATGAGTGAGGACTTACCTATCAACGACCCTATATATGCAGTAAACTACAACATCTTACGTATCGAGAACGGCATGGCGGGTCTCCTCTATGCAAATTAAAATGACATTCTATATTAAATGGTCAAGAACTTGCCGACGGTTGAACGTTCAACCAAGATTAGGTTCGGTAAAAATTGTACCGAAGACCAGGCGGAAAATACGATCGTGTTCAATGCGAGTGATGCACAACTTAACATAGAATTTACAAATTCTGTGTACATGACACCATTACGTATTCGTGAGGATCTATCCGATCGAAACATCACCGTCCTCGCATATAATCAAGTGACGAAAGAGGTGATGGATTCTGGTGCCGTCGCAGAAGATATTCTCAATTTCTCACTCGAGGCTGCCGTGATTAACGGTAATGTCACTTCGAACACGGTATCGTTCAATGACACTGTGACATCTGTCACAACACTCTCTAATGTTGGTGTAGCGAATGGGTCACCCATACACACACTCGACGTAGGTTCAACATTTAATGTAGATATAAACGGGTCAAATCTTCTCACAGTTTTGGGAAACACGTACATTCAAGATAATTTGGTGGTGGATGGAAATATGACAGTGAATGGTGCACTCACGACAGTCAATACCGTGAACACAATAGTGAAAGACCCAATCATAGAACTTGGGAAAGATAACGTCTCTTCGGATATCGGTATAATCATGTATCGCCCAAATTCTAATATCGCCATCGGGTTCCGCGAAGGATCGAGTGAATTGGTACTCGCGTATACCGAGAGTAGTTCATATGGGTCTACGATAATTCCCAGGGATTCGGAATCACTCGATGTACGTGTATACGGTCGAGTCCTCACAGAATCCAATGTGGGTATTTTGAATGTGACTCCGACACATACACTCGATGTGGGGTCGAACTTATTTGTAGATGAGTTTGGATCCAATATTTTGTACGTCACCGGAAATACACATACAACTGATATCCTTTCTGTGGGGGACAAAGTGGGAATTAAAGTGACTGATCCCGATGCAGAACTTCACGTAGAGGGGAATGTATATATTTCTTCCAATTTAACTGTGGACGAAAATACGTTCCATGTGGACGCGACGGCACATGCCGTGGGTATTGAGACAAGGAACCCGGATGCCAAACTTCACGTTGTAGGGAACGTGTATGTTTCTTCGAACTTGACCGTGGATGAAGATACCTTACATGTGGACACAACGACACACTCCATTGGAGTCGAGACAAAGAATCCAGATGCGAACCTTCACGTTGTAGGTAACGTGTATGTATCCTCGAATTTGACCGTGGATGAAAATACGTTCCATGTCGACGCGGTGTCACATAGTGTCGGGGTCGAAACGAAGAACCCCGATGCCAAACTCCACGTTGTGGGGAACGTATATGTCTCTTCAAACTTGACTGTGGACACTGACACGTTCCATGTGGACACGACGACACATAGTGTCGGGGTCGAGACAAAGAACCCGGATGCTAATCTCCATGTCGTGGGTAACGTGTATGTATCTTCCAATTTAACTGTAGACGAAAACACGTTCCATGTCGATGCGGTGTCACACTCTGTTGGAATTGAAACCAAGAACCCGGACGCTAATCTCCATGTTGTGGGGAACGTATATGTCTCTTCAAACTTAACTGTAGACGAAAATACATTCCACGTAGATGCGATGAATCATTACGTAGGAGTTGGAACGTTGAATCCCGATACCGAATTCCATGTCGTCGGTGACGTGTATGTCACTTCAAATCTTACAGTGGATGTGGATACCTTACATGTGGACGCGACGGCCCATGCCGTCGGTATTGAGACAATTAACCCCGATGCAAACCTCCATGTTGTGGGGAATGTCTACGTGAGCTCGGATTTGACCATCGATGAAAACACGTTTCATGTGGACTCGACGGCCCATGCCGTCGGTATTGAAACCAAGAACCCAGATGCTAAATTACACGTCGTAGGGAACGCATACGTGTCTTCCAACTTGACCGTGGATGAAAACACGTTTCACGTGGACTCGATGGCCCATGCCGTCGGTATTGAGACAAAGAACCCAGATGCCAAACTCCACGTTGTGGGTAACGCATACGTTTCTTCCAACTTGACCGTGGATGAAAACACGTTCCACGTGGACTCGACGGCCCACGCCGTCGGTATTGAGACCAAGAACCCCGATGCAAACCTTCACGTTGTTGGGAATGTCTATGTTTCGGGTGACCTGACCATCGATACGGATACCTTACACGTGGATGCGACAACACACCGTGTTGGAATAGAAACGAAGTCACCCGACGCTAACCTTCACGTTATAGGGAACGTATACGTGAGCTCGGATTTGACTGTGGATGAAAATACGTTCCATGTGGACTCGACGGCCCATTCCGTCGGTATTGAGACCAAGAACCCAGATGCAAACCTTCACGTTGTCGGGAATGTATACGTTTCGAGTGACCTCACAGTCGATGAAAATACGTTCCATGTCGATGCAGAGGGTAAGTCCATCGGAGTTGGGACAGTGACCCCAGATGCAAACCTTCATGTCGTAGGTAATGTCTACGTTTCGAGTGACCTGACCGTGGACACAAATACCCTTCATGTCGATGCCGCGACGAATCGAGTCGGTATCAAGACTATAAGTCCATCCACAGAACTCCACGTCGAAGGGAATGCGTATGTCTCCTCGAACATCCAAGCCTCTATGTACTATGGTGACGGTGGCCTTCTCTCGAATGTCACACTCCAAGTGGTTTCCGATCACGGGAATACAACTTCAAATACGATTCAATTCACAAATCCCACAACAGCTTTAGTGACTGACCTCAACTCGAATGTCGAGATAAAGTTGGACCAGATGGCGAGTGTCGTCATAGGTGAAAAGGCACTCGCGAATGAGGATATACTCGTCTACGATGGCTCCAATTGGAGAAATCAATTACAAGACCATACATTCCTCAACGCAAAGGCTGAAGAGGCCATCGGTAAAGGTGATGCCGTATATGCATCGGGAACGGTTGGAAACGATACATTCCTAATCCGGAAAGCGCTGGCAAATTCGAGTACTACCATGCCCGCCCTTGGTGTAGCGTATCAAGCTTTTGCTGATAATGATATAGGTCTCATTGTCTCATTTGGTCGCGCCGATGGTATAAATACCGACACCTTCCTGGAAGGTGAAACAGTGTATGTATCTAATACAGTCACAGGTGGACTATCAAACGTAAAACCATACGGCGGGACAGATCTCATTCAAAACGTAGGGTTGGTCGTGAAGGGGCATGCAACCACCGGTATCATATCCGTTACCGGTGTGGGTCGCGCGAATGATATTCCTAACGCCCCCATCGTTGCCGATGAATCAGATATCAACTATGTCTACGTGAACGATACGAATAACGATTTCAAAAAGATTTTACCCACTAATTTGTTGACGCAACTTCAAACCCTCCAACAAGTTGTCGATACAGGAAATACCGTTTCTAATACCGTTCAATTTACAAATGCGACCACAGGTTTGATAACAACCTCAAACCTCATCGTGGGCTCGAACATTTCGGTGATAGGTCTCAAAGATCCAGTGAATAAATATTTACCCATGGTTGGTCTCGACGGCTTTCTCGAAAAGTCCCCTGTGTACGTAACGGGTACTGGCAGGTATGTCATATCTGCAAGTGAAGCGGAGTTTTTGGGTAACATTACATTGAGTGGTAACACGACCATTCTTAATTCAGAGTCGGTCACTATCGCAGATCGTATTTTCGGGGTCGGTGCAAACAATAGTGTGACGGGGTTGGATAGTGGTTTCATTATTGAACATCAAGATGGTGGTGAGTATGCCAATGTTGCACTCATTCACCATGCGGATGAACACAGATTCTCGATTGGCTATACACAAAATACATTCACGGATAACCATATTCTTCACTATGAGGACGCGAATCATCAAATGCTAATTAATCTCCTCGGGAATGTCGAGGTACAACATAATTTGGTCGTGAACGAGACGACTACTGTAGCCGGTGACCTCACAGTGGGTACGAACAAACTCTTTGTAGATGTATCCGAGTCTAGGATTGGTGTAGGTACAGTGACTCCCGCATACACCCTGGATGTCCACGGTAACTCAAACGTCGGTGCACTCTCCACAGATAGTGTGGTCGTTTCGGATACGACACCTACGAATAATAAGACCTCGGGGGCTGTTCAAATTGCAGGTGGTCTCGGTGTGGCTGGGGACATTCACGCGACCCATGTAAACTTCGAGGATGTCGAGGCTGGTAGCGTAAACATCACAGATGTAACTGCTGGTGCCTTAACGGTCGCTGGTGGTGCGATCATAACTGGAGATATATCCGGTAATGAGGGTATATTTTCCGGAGACCTTACCGTAGGGGGTGCTTCTAACCTCTTCGTGGATGTCAGTCTGTCACGGGTAGGTATAAACACAGCCACACCACAAGCCGGTCTCCATGTCGTCGGGAACGCCTACGTGAGCTCAACTCTACGTGTCGGTGAATATATCAATGTTTTGGATACGACCGAAGCGTTTTCAACCACCACGGGTGCCCTCACGGTTGCAGGAGGTATCGGGGCCGTTGGGAACGTCCACGCCGCACAGTATTACGGTGACGGTTCTAAGCTCACGGGACTCGTGACAACCCTAGAAGATGTTGCCAATAATGGAAACACCATGTCCAACGTGATTCAGTTCACGAACGCGAATGTGGGTATCGTCGCTACAGGAAATATTCACGCAGAGTATTTCATCGGTAACGGTTCGAAGCTCACAGGACTCGTGACCACCCTAGAAGATGTTGCCAATAACGGGAACACGATGTCCAACGTGATCCAGTTCACGAATGAAGTTACGGGGTTGGTGACGACTGGTAAAATCGGTGTGTCTACGGTATCACCCAATGCGAACCTACACGTCGTGGGTAACGTCCACGTGGCGGATACGACCGAGGCGTTCTCGACCGTGACAGGTGCCATGACCATCACGGGTGGTCTCGGGGTTGTCGCGAACGTCTATGCGACACAGTTTCACGGTGACGGTTCGAAGCTCACAGGACTCGTGACCACCCTAGAAGATGTTGCCAATAACGGAAACACCATGTCCAACGTGATTCAGTTCACAAATGAAGTTACAGGGTTGGTCACGACTGGTAAAATCGGTGTGTCTACAGTCTCCCCTGATGCAAACCTACACGTCGTCGGGAATGTCTACGTGGCAGATGTGGTCACGTTCGCCAGTGGTCTTGTCACGAATAAAGACCAGGTCGCTAAAAAGACGTACAGTTACTCCGGGACGATTTCAGCAGCTGCACAACCGTATATCAATGTGAACTTTACCTCAAACGTGTTCTATTCCAAGATTTCCGCCCAACTCGTGGATGGCGATGAGGAAGTGAGTACCATGATTCTCGAAGTTTCGGGTGGGAGTAAATCGGGTGTGTCTCCACCCACCAAAAACATCTCTATCGGTACCAAAAACGTTTTTGGTAACGTAGACAATACAAATCCATGGGACGAAGATGTGCTCACCACAGGGAACAGGGTAGCTATACGACCTCTAGGAACTTTGGCGAATACAGGTGAGTACCACGTATTCGTGGAATACGTGTCTGCAAACCCAGACGGAAGTGTCACTACGATTGACGAAGATGTAACGAGTGTGATTACATTTGGGTACTAGACGTGTCAGAAGACACCCAAACGAAAAGGGTGTATAAGATTTTCTCGGGTACTATTAAATGGTAAAGACTAACATCCAGACATTTACTGGTGAGGTCGAAATTTTAAAAAATTTGTTCGTAGGGTCTAATCTACTCGCGAACGATGTGGCGTCGAATGTTTTGAATGTCACGGGGCGTATCGGTGCTACGAACTTCATCGGTGACGGTGGTCTTCTTTCCAATATCGCGACAACCCTTGACCAGATTGTTGACCAAGGGAATACAGTTTCAAATACGATCGTTTTTGTCTCGGGTAACGATGCGACCTCGAACACGGGTATCGTGACATATGCGAACGTCGGGATTAGTATTTCGAACACGAACCCTACCGGAGAGTTCCAATTTTCTATCGGGTCGAATGTTTTCGCGAACACACACGCTTCTAACGCGTTTACCGTCGTGGGTCGTCTCGGGGCGACAAACTTCATCGGTGATGGTGGTCTTCTTTCCAACATCGCCACAACCCTTGACCAGATTGTTGACCAAGGGAATACAGTTTCAAATACGATCGTTTTTGTGTCAGGTAACGATGCGACCTCGAACATGGGGATTGTCACACACGAAAACGTCGGGATCAGTATTTCGAATGTCAATCCATCGGGGGAGTTCCAATTCGGTGTGGGTTCCAATTTGTTCGTGAATGTTTACAGTTCCAACGTTCTAGCGATCGAAGGGAATGTAAGCGCTGAAAAAATGACTTTAGGGACGATTTCCGTAACCTCAGCATACGGTCTTAATCATGTCACTAACCAAGGAAGTACGACTGGGGATACGATCACACTAACCAACGCGACTACAGGTCTCGTAGCTGCCTCAAATATCGTCGTGGGTGGGAATGTATCAGCCTCGAACGTACTCGCGAGTGGGAACGTAGAGGTCGGGAACCGACTCAAGTTTTCGGGGTCCAATGTGTTCGTGGATGATCTCCGGATCGCGGATCTTGCTGCGAACCTTGTCACATACGATAAGACGACCGGGGAACTCATGGACTCTGGGGGTCTCTTCGCGAATAAGATCGCGGTCGTTTCGGTCCAACCCCCTTCGGTTCTCACGGGTAACACGACCACCATCACGAAACATGGTACGTATACGGTGAGCACCTCGAGTCTCGCTGCGAATTCCGATGCATGGGACGCATTCGATGGGACGGCGGCGGAGTGGACTTCATCCACTGTGGCTGGTACGTTGTATAATGCGGGTGGAGGTGTCTACGGCGGTACCTCAAACCTGTTCACTGGAAACTATATCCAACCCGGTGTTTCGAGTGCCGGGGAATGGCTCGCGGTCGAGTTCCCGTATAAAACAACTTTGCGTCACATGAAACTGACCCCTCCAGCAACACTCCAAAGGTACCCAGCCTCTGCGAATGTCTACGCGACCAACGATTCCTTAACTTGGACGGAGGTGGCCCAGTGGGAGGACGTCGTACCTACTGATACGACCCCTCGGACCATACTCGTGAACGCGAGTGAGTCGTTTAAAAAGTATGCGATGGTCGTCACCAAATCAGCGGGGACTACGACGAATGTCGCACTCACCAAGTGGGACCTTTTCACTGAATCCTTCTCCATCGATGGGGGGAAGATCTCGATGGCACAACAACCCACGACCGGTGGTGAGACGGTGATGGACCAACACGGGCCTCATGGAAGGGGGGCTGCGGTGTTGAAGAAGTATCCCGAAATCATTTTTGATATCAATAAGGTCGACGTTTTTGGTAATTCAAACGCATACACACAGGCTGGATACGAAATTTCGTCAACTTCTCGGTTCAGTACATCCTATGACGTTTTGTCAGCGTTTAATGGTATACACACAGTCGACCATTCTGCATCCAAGTCATCAGCGTATTCGACGTCATCTCCATTCAATTATACTTTATTTACAAACAATGTTACAGACAAAGATAACACACAATACACTGGTGAAGAGATAAAATTGAAAATACCTCACAAGATTAAACTTTCTAA